TCTGTTGGCTTACCTGCATCGGCGTCTGGCCGCCGGCGCGGTGATCTATCCGCCGCAGCCTTTGCGCGCGCTCGCCCTGACGGCGATGGCGGATGTGCGGGTGGTCATTCTTGGGCAGGACCCCTACCACGGCCCGGGCCAGGCCGAAGGGCTGGCCTTCTCGGTGGCGCCGGGTGTGCGCGTGCCGCCCAGCCTGCGCAACATTCGGCAGGAGCTGCAGCGCGACCTTGGCCTGTCCTCGCCGGACGACGGCTCGCTCGTGCGCTGGGCCGAGCAGGGGGTGCTGCTGTTGAACACGACGCTGACTGTGGAGGCGGGGCAGGCAGGCAGCCATGCCGGGCGCGGTTGGGAGGTGTTGACCGACAGCCTGATCGATGCCTGCAATGCCCAGGGGCGTGCCAAGCTGTTTCTGCTGTGGGGCGCGCATGCGCAGAAAAAAGCTGCGCGGATCGATGCGCAGCGCCACCAGGTGCTCACCGCGAATCATCCTTCGCCATTGTCGGCACGGCGGGGGCCCGAGCCCTTTCTCGGTTGCGGGCACTTCGGGGCAGTCAATGCTTGGCTGAGTGCCCATGGGCAGGTACCGATCAACTGGTGAAAGCCCAAAAGTGCGTCGGGTTTTGGAAACGACACAAAACCATCCGTTTTTGCCGTCGCAAATACCGCAAAACCCACTTAGACAGTGGGTTTTTTGTTGTTTGGACGAAACGAATTGATGTTGTAGACCATGCGTGCAGAGATGCCGTAGGCATCGCGGACAACAACGCTAGGCCAGCCATGGGCAATCAGATAGCGGATCTCCAACTTCTCTCGATCGGTAATTCTTGGAGGACGGCCCCAACGTTGACCGCGCGCGATCGCTGCATGTACACCAGCCCGCGTGCGCTCGCGGATCATCGACCGTTCGAGCTGGGCCACGGCACCGAGCACTTGAAGCGTGAATTCACCGATCGGGCTGGACGTGTCCACCGGCTCGGTCAAGCTCTTGATCGCCGCCCCGGCCGCACGCACCTGGCCGATGATTGACAGCAGATCGGACAAGCTTCGAGCGATGCGGTCGAGCTTCCACACCACAAGGATGTCTCCCCGTCTTAGGGACGCGATCACCTGGCGCAGTTGCGGCCGTGGTCCGACCCCGCTGCTCTTGTCCTGGTAGATCTGTTTGACGCCTACGCCCTTGAGCGCATCCAGCTGCAGAGCCGTGTCTTGGTCCAGTGTGGAGACCCGGGCATATCCGATCAGCATGCAATCCCCTCCTTTGGGATCACCGTAAACAAACACAGGCAGTCAGAAGCCCGGAAAAACGGGTAAGCGGTGCACGCTCCACGGTCCCCGTCCACTCGCACTACACCCGCTCGCACAGAGCCTGTTCGCACTCCGATCACTCGCACAAATCCCACTCGCACTTCGTGTCTACGTGGAATTTGTGTCTACGTGATCTGCGTGTCTTCACAGGCTCTGTGTCTACGCGGGTTCCGTGTCTACGTGGCCGGTGCCCGTTCCGCTTTTGGCGTTGATGTGGAGGTCATTGGACATTGCCAGGTTGACATGGGGCCTGCCGCCCCATACCCCTGCCCCCAACCCTTCGGGCCGGGCCTAGTCGGCCCTTTGGGTCCCCGGTCTGTCTTCAGAGAGCAGGTTTTCGGTGGACCCATGCGATCAGATCGGCGTCGCGTGGATCAGACGGCCGCAGGGAGCCCGTGACGTTGCGAGGCTGGTCTAGAGTCGCCGATGGCTTGTCGGCCTGCTGCTGGGCCGGCTGGGCCTGTTGCTGGGCTTGCTGCTGCGGTTGCTGCTGCCAGTCGACGAAGTAGCCATTGGCTGCAATGTCGCGGCACAGGCCGTCATCGACGTCCATGCGGGTTGCCTGCTGTGTGTAGCACCGGCAGTCGTTGCCGAAGGTGAGACAGGCAGCCGGGTACGGCGCGGTCGTGGGCTTGGTGACCTCGTCGTAGCGCGGCGCGGTGTGAGGCAGACCTGGCACGCGAGGTGCCCAGCCTTCGTACCAGTTGGGCGCGGCGCTGGCCATCGGCCGGGCTTGCTGCTGCTGAGTTCCCTGAGATGGGGATATTGCTGATGGGTCTTTGCCGCGCTCGGATGCCGGGGTATGCAGATACGTCAGTTTCTGCCACGCGATCCAGCCGGCTGCGAGCAGGCCGAGAGGCAGCAGCATAAGCACAATGACCTTTGCCGGGATTCTCACCTTGACGGTGTGCACCTCTGCGGACTTGTACCAGGTGTAGACCTCTTTCGGGTACCGGAACTGGCTCTCGATACTGTCTTTGCGAGTCGTGATGCAATTGGCCTTCACGCCCTTCCATTCGTGGATCGTCGCCCAGCGCGATCCGAACTTGCGCATCAGGTGCTTGTGGGTCTCGACCAGGTTGCGAACGTTACTGTCAACGAGCGCCGGGGCCTGCGTGACCAGGTAGATGTCGTAGCCCTTGTGCCGGTGGGTTTCGAGGGCCGCGACGTAGTCGGGCACCTTGGAGCCAACCGCTCGATTGCGGAAGAGGCGTTGAGCCTCATCGATAACGATGATCGACCCGACCGGCAGCGTGTTCCAGTTGCTGGCATCCGTTTCATGAGGCCTAGATGGGTCAGGACCCTCAAGGCCGAACAACTCCCACGGCAACAGGAGATCTTTAATGCCGGACTGATAAACCGGCCTGTTCTCTTTCAAGCGACGGCGCTCGACTTCCCACAGAAGAAGCAGTGTTTTGCCGTTGCCAGGCGCACCAGTGATCAGCGTGATCGCCATCAGGCACCGCCCTTCGTGATCATGCTGGTGAGCTTGCCATCGGTCAGGCCCTTGACGAGCAGGCGGGCCATGAATGCGCTTGCCAGGATGTTGATGCAGGTGCCGACCTGGAGCACGCCAGCGAGCTGGACGACGGTGGTGCCGAGGCCACCGAGACGCGAGAGTGTTTGGTCCTTGACAGTGGTCAGCATCAAGTCGATACCGGTGTACGTCACGTAGCCGATGCCCAGGCTGATGAGCACGCGGCCGACGAGGGTTCCGGCGCCTTGGATCAGTGCGCCAAGCAGCGCGGCGATGAAGAGAGGCATATCAGGTCCTGACGACGATGAAGGCTGCGGCGAGAAGGGCGAAAGCGACGGCTATGGCACCCATCGCGGACAACGCGGTACAGAGCTGGCTGAGTGGGATGACGATGGTCTTCCCCATGACAGGGATGCCGATATCCGATGGACAGCCACCGCCGAATGGGTTTGTTTGATCGAGGACGCCTACGTCCTTGAACTCAGCGTTTGAGCGGGGATGGTCTGTACCGTTGCCACCGCCGAGGGCAGCTTGGCCGACGCCGAGCACACTATTTGCAGGGTCCACCTTCAGAGCACAGAGTTGCTCATTCGCGGCCCTGGCCGTGGCGCACTGGACGGCATCGCCAGTGCACTGGAAAGAGCCGGAGCAGTCACCGCCGAAAGAGGAGTCGACACAGTGCGCGGACGTCGGGTTCTGCTTGCAAAAGTCGTCCTTGGACTCTTCCTTTGTCTCGGTTTTTGTGGTGCTACCGCCACCGTTACCACTGCTCGTGGTGGTCTCGGTCGTGGTGGTGCACTTGCCGTCTTTGCAAGTGGTTGATGACGTGCTGTTTGATGAGCCGGTCTCGGAGCCAGTCGTGTTGCCTTCGCCGTCCTTTGTCGTGGTCGTGTTGTTGCTGTTGTTACTGGTATTCGTCTTGGACTCGGAGCACTTCAGGCAAACGTGCTGGCCGTTGACCGTGCCAGGACAGAGCCCCGTCTTACACGTGCGCGGCACGTCGTCCTTAAGAGGCGGATCGTCGGGAGGTGAATTGTTGGATGTCGGAGGGGAGCCGGGACCACCACTCGGAGAGCCAACGCACGACACACCAGTAGAAATCAAAGGACCGGAGGCAAACCACTTGCCCGAAGTGGGGTCTTTGCCGGAGAAAGATGGATAGACCTTGCAGGAATTGAAGCAAAGCAACCCGCCCGTATAGCCAGCACCGCCTTGATACTGACCCTCACCCGCGACGGTAGAGCCAAGAGGAGCAGGACACTCAGGCGGTTTACATTGGCCGTCCTTGAGCACTTGCCCCTGGGGACACTTGCAGACACCGTTAGTCAGCGTCTGACCACCAGGGCACTGTGTCGGCGGGTCGTAGAGCACGACGCATTGACCGGACACGCGCACATAACCAGTCGGACACGTAGGGTCCGGAGGGTCGTCCTGGCCGTAGTCCGCAGGGATGCAGACTCCCATCAGCTCGCTGTAGACATAGCCGACCCTGCACTGGGGGGGCGGCTGGCACGCGCCGTCTTTTTCGATGTAGCCGGCATTGCACTGGCAGCTATTAGCGCCCTGCAACGTGCTGTTGGCGGGACAAACCTGGATGGTCCTAGTAGACAGCGGCTGGTTGCCAATGACCGAGTAGTTGCAGCGCCACGATGGTGCTGTGTAGTTGAGCCCGAGGAATGTCTGCGCGGTGTACTTACGGCATGCTGTCTCGCGATCTGCGTCCCAGGATGACTCGCTATTAGGGGCAACGCTGGAGCGCCACTGTACGAGCGAAGACGAAGGCAACAGAGCCCACGCGGAGGATGCAAAAAAGAGAGCGAGCGCGCATCCAATCAGGCGGAGAAGATGAGCCATGCTGCCCCCACGAGTGCAATCACGATCCAGATACCGCCTACGTCCGCCATTTGATCCTCCAGGGTGCTTACCAATGCACACGGGCCCATGTGCATCAGAAAGCGTCCGGTCAGAACGCGCGGCGCACCCACTTGTAGAGGGCGATGCCGACGAAGACGAGGACCACGGCAGCGCCGATGGCCATCACTGCGGTCTTGGCTGCATCGATCTCGGAATCGATGGCCGTGGTGTCAATGGCATGGGCCATGGCGGTGCCAGCCAGGGCGCCCAGGACGAGGGCGCCTTGGGACACACGGCTGTAGCCGCGGCGGATCAGTTCGTTGGTTTTCTTCATGGTGAGTACCTTTCAGGTTTCAGGGTCGCCGCCATTGAGGGCTTTGATCGCTGCACGCGCCGTGAAGGCCGCAGCCCAAACGGTCAGGATCGCAACGCTCAAAAGACCACCTTCCGTGGCGGTCAAACGGAAGGGGGATGCAGTGGCTTCCTGATGCTCTGCGAGCGTCAGGAGCACGTAATCAGTTGACTCGCACTCGACCGCGCTGGTCACGACGAGCGTGGATTCGGACGTGATCGAGAGGCAGCGCATGGTCAACCGTGCGCGGCTTGAGCGGGCTTCTCCAGCGGGACAGCCTTGAGCGGCTTGATGCCTTGAATAGCCAAGTAGGTCTTGCCCTTGGTGGCCTTCTCTTCAATGTCGAGCTCGGCGAGCATGGGGAAAGCGTTGTGCTTGATGGACGTCAGAACCTCGTCGTTCTCGACGCGCATGGCATTGGTGCGATAGCCCTTGCCGCCGACGTCTTCGCTAAGAGCGACGTCGATATGGGCGACCATGACCTTGATCGACTGGCCGTCGATGTTGTAGGTCTCCATGCTGATTCCACGAACGACCTCTTGTGCCTTGAATCTCATGATTGATAACTCCGAATTTGGTCTTGAAGCTCAGACCAGTCGAGCCCGGCCACCACGCCGGAAGGTTTGACCCGCTTCGGGACTCCGATAACGCGGAATTCCTCAATGAGGTCGGTGTCTGATGCGCTTGCGATTTCCTGTGCCTGATGGATCGCCTTGCCGTAGCAGCGCTTAAGGTGGTAGAGCAGGTGGCCGAGGTTGGTCACCGTCTCTGTTTGTGTGGTCGGAATGCTTTCGGCAGCGGCCTCGATAAGACCTGCAAGAGCGGGATAGGCGCCCGCGAAGAAGCCATCGCAGTCGGTCATGGCTTCGTAGGGAATGACGCGATCGCGATTGCCGAACTGGACCTCGAAGCGCACCCAGTTGGACTCAAGGTCCCCGAGCTGCTTGCCCTTCTCGTAAACGCGCAGCATCTTGCCGTTGGCGGCCTTTCCAACGTAGAGAGTGCGGCCGTGCACGCCGTCGAGCCAGTCACCTGCCACGCTGGTGCTGGGCCTGCGGCCACAGCTGGTGAACTGATCGGCTTGGACCATGCTCACGGCCTCATCGACGGTATGTTCGCCGTAGAGGAAATCGACGGCCAGGTCGATACGTGTGATCTTGGCTCCAAGCCCTTCGAGCAGCTCACGCAAGCTGCCCCAGTCGGTAACCATGCCGCAGCCTTTGCCGGTCAACTGCAACATCCAGCGCCCGCGCTGGGCTTCGCCGCCTCTGGCAATAGCACCCACTTCGACCAAGACGCCACCAAGGTAGACCTTGAGCTTGTGACGCTCGGTGAAACCGAACAGACCACCGTCAAGCTCGGAGGCGATGGGCCTGCCGCCCATGCAGGTACCGATGAAGGCAATCAGACCAGGCAAAGACATGGGCGGGGAATCGAAGGTGCAATTGAGCCAATCGACTTTCGCGCGGCCGTCTACTTTTTGCGGGGCGGTACTTTCCCCCCGTGTTACAGCACGGGGGGCGCTGCGCGCCTGCCGCGCCGCCGCGCTACGCTTGCCGTCGGCGCGGCCTGCGCTCCACGACAACATGCCGGAGCCGGACTGTCCTTGTCTCATGCGGGTTCCCTAAGTTGGGGAGACTGCTCGGCGACCAGGTGGGCAAGCAGGTCCAGTTGCCGACGCTGAAAAGCCAATTGGCTTTCATCAGCTCGGCGCTTGAGTCGGTGGTCGTTGCAGATGCCGCCGCTGGTGACTTCGAGGCTGTGCTTCAGGCAAGCCTGGCGTGGACCGATCACAGGCGAGTCATGGCGGACTTCCTCAAACCATTGGCAGTTGCGGCATCCCGGCCGCTGGCCCGGTGTCTGGTAGCCCACTTGAGCGTGCTTCTGGACGAGCCTCATGAAGCACCCAGAGCGCACCAGGCGCCGCCAGTAACGAAGCCGATCGCGAATGCGAGAAGCAAGAAGCCCAGGTTCATGACGCACCCCGCTGGTTTTCGAGGTGCAGGCGTACAGCCAGCCAGGCGAGGTAGTTGGTGCCCCCCGACTTCGCCGCGCTTTGGCCCGCCAAAGGTTGAGGCGCGGCGGTGACAGAAGACGGGGGACTTAAGCGGATGGCCTCGACGAACTCGGCGTCGAGGATTTGAGAGACGGTGCGAAATGCCATCATTGGCCCCTGACCGGAGGAACCATGATCGAAGTACACGCCTTCACGTTCTGGGGAATCACAGCCATGGCCGTGATCGGAACGCTGCTCGCCCTTGCAAACTTGTTCGTGAAAGACAAGGCCGCAGAGGACAAATCGAAGAAGTGGTATGTGCCGGAGCACCGGCCACCAGGTGAGGCGCCACCGGGGTACCGGTGGGTGCTGGTGAAAGACGAGTGAAGCATTGGCGGGCTTTGAATGACTACGTTCTGTAATCGCCCGAAAGCCTACACCCTGTTATCCATTGTGTTCACACCCTGTAGTACATTAAATCCGCTTGACAAGGCGGAAAAAATGCCATCTACCATTGATTTGCTGAACAAGGCTCTACAGAAACGCACCGCAGCGCAGTGGTGCCGTCACATGAATCTGGCGCGTACAACACTGTCAGTTGCCAAGGTCCGTGGACGCCTAAGCCCAACGCTGGCGGGGAATCTGGCTATGGAGATCGGACAAAACCCGATCTACTGGGCAGCAGTAGCAGCCGCAGAAGCAGAGCCGCCAGGCCCGCTCCGAGAAAAATTGGAGCAAGTTTTGGAACGACACAAAACCATGGCATAATGCATGGCTTCGCTACGGAGGGGTGCCCGAGTGGCTAAAGGGGGCAGACTGTAAATCTGTTGGCTTAC